TATGGGAAAGAATTGCAGAAGGTCCAACAGTAGTAACAGGTACTAATACTGCACCTAATTTCACTAATGGTCCATATACTGCATTAGTTCAAGTGTCATTACCTGGCAGCAATGTTTTGTCAAGTACATACACTTTCAACTTAGCAGATAACACCGATGCTACTGATTTTGTGACCGCATGGTCAGCAGCAGGTGTACCCTTCACTACATGTAGCGTAACTGATTCAGGTGCGTTACAAATTAGTCACACTGAAGGCGGTGTAATTATCATTAATGATATTATACAGACCGGTGCAAGTAAAGGTACTTCAAGTGGCTTGATGAGTACTGCAGGATTTACTGCTGGTAGCACACCATACGGTGTAAAATATGGCCCATGGTCTATGATCACTCATACACCAAGTCAAGCATCAACAACTGGTGTTGGTACAAGTTTACAGATTACTGTAACTAACGATCATCAAGTTTATAGCGTCAACCCAACTGTCATTCCAAATGGCGGATCAGGTTATGCAGTAGGCGATGAAGTAACATTTAATGGTGCAGACATGGGTGGTACAACTCCTGGAAACAACTTAACAGTAGTTGTAACAGCAGTTGGATTAGGTGGACAAGTACTTGAAGTGTCATATATTTCAGGTCAAGGCGCTGGCACACCATACACCACAATGTTAAGTAACTGGTACCCATTAGACTACACAGCAAATGAAGGCGCTCCAGTAGCAGCACCTGCAAATGGTACTAACTGGTTCTACAGTGTAGTTAACCAAGCAGACATTATGGTAAACTTTAATGGTGACTGGTATGGTTATCAGAACATTGGTTATGACTTTAATGGTTTCCCATCAACATCAATTCCAAATACAACTGATCCAGCAGGTCCAATTGTAAGCGCAAGTGAGCCAACTACTCAGTCAGATGGTACTGCTCTTGCGTATGGTGATCTTTGGATCAACACAACTGACCTTGAAAATTATCCATTAATTTATCGTTGGCAGAATGTAGACCTCACTGACAAGTGGGTAAGAATTGATAACACTGATAACATTGGTTCAAGTGGTATCTTGTTTGCTGATGCACGTTGGGCACCAAACGGCACAACTAACCCAGCAGATGATCCAATTCCAAGTATCGTAAGTTTATTAACTAGCGATTACTTAGACTTAGATGCACCTGAGCCAACTCTATACCCAACAGGTATTTTGTTGTTCAATACAAGACGTTCAGGTTACAATGTTAAGCAGTATAGCGTAAACTACTTTAACAATGACAGATTCCCAGATGAAACTCTCCCAACACAAAGAGATGCATGGGTATCAGCAAGTGGCTTGCAATCAAACGGTGCTCCTTTCATGGGTCGCAAGGCTCAAAGAGCAATGGTTGTACAAGCATTGCGTGTAGCAATTGATACTAACACAGATATCCGTGATGAGGATCAATTCTTCAACTTGATGGCTACACCTAACTATCCTGAACTACAACCTAACATGGTTGTATTGAATGCTGATAGAGGTGACACTGCATTCATTATCGGTGACACACCAATGCGTCTCCCAGATAATGCTACTGCAATTCAAGCATGGGCAACTAACGCTGCAGGTGCAACAAGCACAGGTGAAGATGGTTGCGTAACACGTAGCACTTATATGGGATTGTTCTACCCAAGTGGTATTGCTCCAGAACCAGTTAATGGCAATCTAGTAGCAGTCCCCCCATCACACATGATGATTAGAACATTCCTAAGAAATGACACTATCGCTTATCCTTGGTTAGCACCAGCAGGCACACGCCGTGGTCTAATTGATAATGCAACTAACATTGGTTATGTTGATAGTGCTACTGGCGAGTTTGTAACAACACGCACAAGAGTAGGTATACGTGATGTATTGTATACAAACTTCATCAATCCTCTTGTATTCTTTACAGGAAATGGATTGTTGAACTATGGTAATAAGTCAAGTTTCAATAGTCTATCAGCACTTGATAGAATTAACGTTGCAAGACTTGTAGCATATGTACGTAGACAGTTGACAATTGCGGCGAGACCGTTCGTATTCGAACCAAATGATGCATTAACAAGAACTGAAATTTCAGGTGTTGTTGATACGTTGTTCTTGGATCTAGTTGCAAAACGAGGCATCTATGATTATCTAGTAGTATGTGATGATTCAAACAACACACCTGCTAGAATAGATCGTAATGAATTGTGGATTGACGTTGCGCTTGAACCAGTCAAGGCTGCTGAGTTTATCTACATCCCTGTACGTATATTCAACACTGGTGAACTATAAGCAGTAAGATAGATTGGGTGCTTCGGCACCCAATCAAAATGAGATAAATAAAAGATAACAGGAGATTAAAAAATGGCAGTAGCCTCACAATCACTAATCAACATGTCAGTTTCTGGTTCCGATGGAGGAACTGGTAACCAAGGCTTGTTAATGCCAAAACTACAGTATCGCTTTAGAGTTATTTTCAGTAACTTTGGGGTTGATGCTACAGGTGGCCTCGCACTAACTAAACAAGTAATTGATTGCTCACGTCCAAACTTAACGTTTGCTGAAATTCCATTGCAAGTTTACAACTCAACAATTAAACTTGCTGGTAAGCACACATGGGCTGATATGAGTATCAATATCCGTGATGATGCAAGCGGCACCGTTTCAAAGGCTGTTGGTCAACAATTACAGAAGCAATTGGACTTTGTTGAACAAGCATCTGCATCAGCAGGTAATGATTATAAGTTCCAAACTAACATCGAAATTCTTGATGGTGGTAATGGTACAGCCGCACCAAGAGTACTAGAGACTTGGGAATTGTATGGTTGCTTCCTTAAGGGTGCAAACTACAATACTCTAAACTATGGTACAAATGATGCCGTAACAATCGCATTAAGCATTGCTTATGACAACGCTGTTCAGGCTCCATTAGGCTCTGGTGTTGGTTCCGCAATCGGAAGAACATTAGGCGATTTGGCATCTGGCGTTGGTGCGTAATAATCTTTAGGATTATTACATGGCGCAGTTGTCAAACTTTCTTAGGGACGTTGCCGGAGGTTTCTTCGGCAACGATTACCTTAGAGACTTCACCCACGCAAGTAAAACTTTTAGGACCAATCTATATCAGAATGCTCCTAAGTTAAAGTTTTTATTCCACGTTTATTTTGATATCAATACCGAGGCTTATCCTGTTGGTCTCGGTACTGGTACCAACTTTGGCTTATTAGTCAAAGATGTTAAACTGCCAGCATATAATTTTAACACACTACAACTCAATCAATATAATCGTAAACGCATTGTACAAACTAAAATCAAGTATGATCCTGTTAGTATTAATTTTCATGATGATAATGCAAGTACAATAACAAAACTTTGGGAAGCATATTATACATATTATTACAAAGATGGTACAAAGCCTGATATTGATTTATTCAGAGGTGTCAGAGGTGGTGCTGTAACAGGTGGTGATACACAATACAATGTAAGAACACAATATATTAATTCAATTAGTGGTAACGATGATTGGGGTTATATAGGTGAAACAAGAGCACCTAAACCTAATGCAGCACCCACTAAACCTGCGTTCTTTAGAACAATTAACATATTTGGTTTTTATCAACATAAGTTCACCGCATATACTTTAATAAATCCTATTATAACATCATTCTCACATGACACCTACAACTATTCTGAAAATTCAGGTGTCATGCAGAATACAATGAGTGTAGATTATGAAACTGTAGTATATAACTACGGCGCATTAGATGGTAATTCACCTAGCGATATTGTTAAGGGATTCGGTCTAGAGCAAAACTACGACAGAAAACTCAGTCCTATATCAAGACCAGGATCTAATAGTAACGTATTTGGTCCAAACGGACTCTTAGATGCAATTGGCGGTTTTCTTGAGAAGGCTAGAAACAATCAAATAACATTAGTTGATGTTATTAACATGTCTAGACTTTACTATGGTAATAAAAACGTTAAATTACAACAAACTGTTAAGACTGAATTAGAGCAAATCTTTATTCAATACCTAAGGGGTATCCCAAGAGGATCTCCATTAACATCACCAACAAGAAACACTATGTTCAATTTCCCAATACCAGGTGCAACACCAAACGTATTAGGAACAGCAGGCGCCCCGCCAGTTGGTGCGTTAACTAAACCAGCAACAATATCTAAAGAGCCTGTTGCAGGCAACATGACAACTACCGTACCTAAATCGGGAACCGGTGCTTAATTAGTAGATAAATATTGTTATGGGAAAAATTATAGATAACAGAACCGATTTGGATCAGACCGTAAGAATATTTGATTCATTCTATTCCACTGACTTAAGTGTTAATGCTTCTGAGTTTGATTTGGTATACTCATACTTCTTAGGTGTATGCGACACTAAAAACATTGCTGAAAATTTTACAGCAGTATTTTTTAGAGTAGCACAGGAAGCAGGTGTACCAGTCATTGCACTATTAGAATCAGTTCAAGGCTCTAAGAATAAGTTAGAAATGAATCAAACTCTTTGTTATTATCTAAACGGATTTAAATCTAAAACATCACTATATGGTATAGGAATAGTTCCTAAGCCAAATCAAAGTGTAGCCCGTAACGTAGTTTTATGAAATGGCTAAATGGGCACAGGGTTTATATACACCCAAGAATCCACACAAGTACATAGGGAAACATAATCCTAAGTACCGTTCGGGTTGGGAATTAACATTTATGACGTTCTGTGATTCACACAAGAACGTATTATATTGGGCTAGTGAAGCAATGCGTATACCTTACAAGCATCCAATTACAGGTAAGGTCACAAATTATGTCCCTGACTTTTTCGTTGTATACGAAAATAAGTTTGGGAAGAAGATAGCAGAAGTAGTAGAAATTAAACCTAAAAAAGAAAGTCTCATAGAAAGCAGAGTAGCAAGTGCTAGAGATAGAATGGTTGTAGCAATTAATCATGCTAAATGGGCGGCTGCTATGGCATATTGCAAGAGTCAAGGATACACGTTTAGAGTTATAACTGAAGATGACCTTTTCTATCAAGGTAAAAAAAGGTAACTAAATAACGGTATGACTAAAAAACTTCAAGACCTTTTTGACCTTCCAACTACAGAAACCGAATCGGTAAATGAGTTACAGGCTCCGCTAGTAGAGGGTATTACTAAAGAAGCATTGAATAGTTTAGAGAAGATAGAAAACGCATTACCGCAAGTAAAGGGACTAGATGCGGCAGATTCAGAAATGGATGCACTAACTGACTTAGCAACTAGTAGTTATAAAGACCTAATGGATTTGGGCATGCAAGTCGATAGCAGATTCAGTGCTGAAATATTCGGAGTAGCAGGAACTATGTTGGGTCATGCTATTACTGCAAAGACTGCTAAACTTAACAAGAAGTTAAAGATGATTGAACTTCAATTAAAGAAGGCCGCATTAGATGCGAAGTCTGCTGACAAAGATAAAGAAGTAGAAAACGTACCCTTAGGTGCCGGCCAAGCACTAGACCGTAACGAATTACTTAAAATACTGAACGGTAAAAATCAAGAATAATGATAAATATTAGACACGGGAATCTATTATGAAAAGCCTTAAACAATACATTACTGAAAGCATAAAGACTTATAACTACACCATTAAAATTGCTGGTGAAGTTGATAAGAATTGGTTAGATATGTTCAAGCACAACTTGAAGAAATTTGACCCTATTGACATTAGCGAGCCTACAACGACTCCTATACAAAAGGATCCATATGGTTTCCCTAATGTTTCAAATCAACCAATTACAATCATTAAGGCTAATTTCAGATATCCAGCAACAGAACCTATGATTCAGCAGATGGCACAATTGTTAGGCTACAATGTTGATATGGTTCGTGTTATCGATAGCAAGTATAACGATAGCATTAACAAAGAAGTTGAAGGGTATGAGAATCAAATGTCACATAGCCCTGTACTAACACATGAGAAGTTAGAACAGGAAGCAGGTGCTAAAGAAGCAAGCAAGGCATATGGTGATAGTTATTTAAAGAGCATTAAGACTCAAACTAAAGATAGTAAGATGAAAATGCAATTTGATGCTAAGAAAACACCTAACGCTTTTGATCCATTTAAACCTTATTTGGATGACAAGACTTTTCCTGATAGCCCAATGAGTAAGATTTCAAGACCGCCTAAGCCAAAGACTGGCGCAATGGCTTAATTTAGAGGACCAACAAAATGAATTTCAAAGACATGTTAGACAAACTAAGCCTTCTTTCAGAAGCAACTAAAGAGACTGATAAAGGTCGTGTACACAAGGCTGACCCAGGTGGTTATGGCCTGAAGTACGATAGCGATGAAGAAGGTGAAGAAAAGAAAGACGATAAGAAAGAGCCAGCAGCAAAGCGAGGTCGCGGTCGTCCTAAGAAAGGTGCTGATGATTCAGGTGAAGTTAAGAAATATGATAACGCTAAGAAGTTACAAGACTTTATGATTGGTAATAAGCCAAAGAAGAGTAAAGAACTTGATAAACTTCCTGGTAAGAAGCACACACTCAAAGATTGGTTTGAAATGATGGATAAGAAGATGATTGAAGAGGCTACGGCTCCTGGTCAAACTCTTGCTGTCAAGCCATTACCAGGTGCAACTCAATTAGTTGACCCTGCAAGCAATAAGGTTGTAGCAACAGGTCCTGCTGACAAAATTAAAGCATTGCAAGGTTCAGTAGCAAAAGGCGAAGTCACAATGACTGGTAAAGAAGAGATGGCAGAAGAAGGTGGCGATAAGTGGATTCAAAAAGCAGTTAAGCATCCAGGTGCTTTCACTAAGAAAGCAAAGTCACATGGTATGTCAACTTCAGCATTTGCAAGCAAAGTATTAGCAAACAAAGATAAGTTTCCTGCTAAGACAGAAAAGCAAGCACAACTTGCTAAGACATTAGGTAAACTGAAAGAAGCAGATATTCCTAGCGACCAAGTTGATATGGGAGCAGGTTTAGGTGCTGGTCGTAGTCAATCAACTTTCGAAGCCAAAGAAGATAAGAAAGCCATGAAGAAAGATCATAAGGCTGAAAAGATGGGTAAGAAAGTTACTAAGGACATGGAAAAAGTAGAAGAGGCAGCAAAGCCAGATTATATCGATTTAGATAAAGATGGCAATAAGAAAGAAACAATGAAAAAGGCTGCTGACGATAAAAAGAAAAAGAAGGTAAACGAAAGCATGCATAAACATACAGCCGCAAGACTTTTAGGTAAGGCACACGCTCTCGCTAAAGAGGGTTACAATTGCCGTTACGAAGATATGGATGAAGCACGTTGCTATCATGAGGGCTTCAAAGAAGGTCTTGATGAGTGCTACGGTGTTATGCCTGTACAGGGCTTAGTAGGTGAGACAGGGGTACCTGGCGCACCAGCAACTCCACCAGCAACAACAGGTGGTATGGCTCAGCAAGCAGCCGCACAACCTGCTATGGAAGCAGACATGGAAGAAGGCAATGCATTTACTGGTGCATTAGCAAAAGCAGAAAAGGGTGAAAAGTTTACTGTAGGTGGTAAGACATTTACAGATACTAGTTCATTAGAAGAAGAGGGTGCATTTGCATTTGAAGCACTTGATAATCAACTTAACGCACTCTTAACAGAGAGTGAAGAAGTTACTGAAGGAATGAGCGTATCTATTAGCAAGGGTCAGCAAGGTATGCCTGACACTGTTAGTGTATCAGCACAAGATGGTGAAGCAGAGCAACTATTGAGTTTCATTAAACAAGCCGGTTTAGGTTTGTTTGGTGACGGTGGTCCTGCAAGCAATTATGGCGCACCCGAAGGTGATTCAAGTATAGATCACGGTGGTATCAAAGTTGTTGGTGATCATGACGGTATGATGGGCTTGATGAAGAAAATAGCCGGCATGGAGCAGGGTTCAGAAGTCCATGATTACGAAAGTGAAGAGGGTTCTGAAGAAGGACACGAAGATCATGGTCATGATGAGCCATGCGAAGCATGTGGAAGTGCTGACTGCGAATGTGATGAAAGCGCAGAAATGGTCGATGAAGTAGAAACAGATGACCAAAGACTTGAACAAGTTGCAGAAACAGACCTTGAAGAATTGAAAAAATTAGCAGGTGCTGGTCATAAAGAAGAAGTTGCTGAAGCAAATCCACCAGACAGTGGTGCCGCAGAAACTACAGCAGACGAGAATGCTGAAGCAGAAGAAGATAAGGCTTTAGCAGCCGCGGCACAGCAAAATAAGACAACCACTGTAAATGAATGGGCAAATGATGCAGGTCAGTCGCTTGATGAGTTTAGAGAAGAGACATTCGAAGCAGACATTGATTTTATGATGAATGTCATATCAAGTGGATTAAACAAGAAGAAATCTACTGGCCAACAGACAGTTCCTGTTCTTGCAGGTGATGAGGCTCGAACCAATATAAAAGAGGGTGCTGATCCGTTAGATGAATGGAAAGCACTTAGTGGTATAAAATAACTTCATTTTATACCCTTTCAGATACCCGAGGAAACTCGGGTATTTTTTTGGCTAACGCCTTTATGAAAAATACGATAAATACAAAATAAGGTGATTAGACATGGCACAACGAAATATTGACTTTGGTTCTTTCCCTGATGATCCAAGCGCAGATGCGATAAGAACCGCGTTTCAAAAAGTACAGGAAAACTTTACAGAAGTATTTGCTGGTTTGGGCGATCAGGCAGTTTCTTCTATTAATAAAACTCCCGGCGCGGGTATTACTGTAAACAGTCCAACTGGTAACGTTATAATTACAGCTAATATTGCTTGCGTACAAGTACAAACTAGTACATTAGGCATTGGTATCGGAGTAGGTAATAACGTTGCTACATATGCTTCACTAACAAATTCAAGCGATGTACTCACCATAGATTTACCGACAAGTATTGCTAACGTTACTGATATCACTATCGACGGAACATTAACTGCAAACTATGTCAATGCCAATATTGCTCTAACATCATCTAACAACTTATTCGTAACTAATAATGCTAATGTAGGTAATTTAAACTCTAACAATGCAACTATAACTGCTAATTTATCAGCAGGTAATTTGAGTAGTGCAGGTAATTTATCAGTATCAATCAATGCAAATATTACAGGAACATTAGGAGTACAGGGTACTGCTACAGTTGGTAATTTATCAACAAGCGGTAGTATAACTGCTACAAGCAACATTACAGGTGGTAATTTAACAACCGGTGGCGCATTAAGTGTAACAGGTAATGCTAATATTGGGAACATTGGAGCGGCAGCAGGGGTATTCACAAGTAATGTGACTGCTGGTAATGTGTATGCAAATAGCGGCACAATTGGTGCAAGTTTATTAACCGGCACATTAACTACTAATGGTCAACCAAATATTACTAGCGTCGGTACATTAACAAGTTTAGATGTTACAGGTAACATAACAGGTGGTAATGCTAATTTAGGTAATGCAGTAGTAGCGAATTACTTTATTGGTAGTGGTGCAAACTTATCAAATATACCAGGTGCTAACATAACCGGTACTACGGCTAATGCTAACTTTGCGGCATATGCTGGTAATGTTACTGTGGCTGCACAATCTAATATTACAAGTTTAGGCACATTAACAAGTTTAGATGTTACGGGAAATATTACATCTGGCAATGCTAATTTAGGTAACTTAGTTACTGCAAATTACATTACAGGTACATTAACAACAAATGCACAACCTAACATTACAAGTGTTGGTACATTAACTTCATTAGCGACAACCGGTAATGTAACGGCTGGAAACGTTTATGCAAACGCAGGTCTTGTTCAAGGTTCATTATTAGCAGGATCGTTGACAACAAATTCTCAGCCAAACATTACAAGTGTTGGTACATTAACAAGTCTTAACGTAAGTGGAAACATTACTGCGCCAAACGTTACTGCAAATACAGGTGTCTTTACAGGTAATGGTGCGGGACTAACAAATCTTGCAGGTGCAAACGTAACTGGTACTGTAGCAAATGCAACTTATGCAGTAAGCACAGATACCGCAAACACTGTAACCGTAAATGCACAGCCTAACATTACTAGTGTCGGCACATTAACTGGATTAACAGTTGGCGGTCATATTACACCTAACGCAAATATTACATATGATTTAGGTAATAACACTAATAGATTTAGAGACATTTACTTAGCAAATAGCACAATTTATTTAGGTGCTGCCACATTACAAGCAAACTCTTCAGCGTTAATATTGACCAATCCTCAAGGAGGTCAATTAATTGTTACAGGTTCTAACACAGCCAATGGCGCATCAATTGTTAATGGTAATAGTAATGTTGTTGTAGATGCCAATAGTAACGTGACTATATCTGTTGCTGGTACAAGTAATGTATTAACAGTTACATCTACCGGTGCAAATATAACTGGAACTGCTAACGTAACTGGTAATATAAGTGCAGGCAATGCAAGTTTAGGTAATGCAGTAACAGCGAATTATTTTATTGGTAGTGGTGCTAACCTAACAAACATAGCAGGTGCTAATGTAACTGGTACAGTTGCTAATGCTACAAATGCAACAGTAGCAAACACCGTTGATATTTTAAATACTAATGGATTAACTACTACTTTCTATCCCACATTTGTAGAAAATAGAACAACAGGTCAAACAGTCAGAGCCGATGTTGATTTAACATATCGCACAGATATAAACACATTAACTACAGGAAATTTAACTGCAACTGGTACAGTTACCGGTGCAACACTAGCAGGTTCATTATCAACGGCAAGTCAACCAAATGTTACAAGTTTAGGCACATTAACTGGCTTAGGTGTTAATGGAACAATCACAGCCGCAAACGTTACTGCGAACACAGGTGTCTTTACCGGCAATGGTGCAGGACTTACAAGTTTAGCAGGTGCCAACGTAACTGGTACCGTAGCAAATGCAACATATGCAGTAAGCGCCGGCAGTGCAAATACTGCAGGTACTGTCACAACCGCAAGCCAGTCAAATATAACGAGTGTCGGTACATTAACTGGATTAGATGTATCTGGTAATGCAAGTTTCACTGGTGCTAACATATATATTAGTAATCTTGCTAACTTTAGAATACCAGGTGGTACATCTGGTTATACAATTAAAACAGACGGTGCAGGTAATTTAGCATGGGGCGCAGACACAGCAGCCGCAGCCGGCAGTAATACTGATGTTCAGTTTAATGATGCAGGATCAATTGGTGGCACATCAGGATTAACATTTAATAAGACAAGTAATTTATTGTCTGTTTTTGGTGGACTGACTGTAAACAATACATCAGCAACAGTTAACTTTGTAAATACTGCCAATGTAAGTTTAGGTTCTGTAAGCAATTTAAGAATTACAGGTGGTTCAAGTAATACAGTTCTTACTACAAATGGTAGCGGTGGACTAAGTTTCACAGCATTTGCAGGTACCCCACCAGGCGGACCAAATGGAGCAGTTCAATATAACAGTTCAACAGTATACACTGGTGAGGCTGCATTTGCATATAATGATTCAACAAACACATTGACAGTTGATAACGTCACATTAGTTGGGTCAGGTAGTTTAACAGGTGGTAATCTTGTAAGTGCTAACTTTATTACAGGTACATTAACAACAGCAAGTCAACCAAATATTACGACTGTTGGCACATTAGGTAATTTGATTGTCAGTGGTAATATTAACACCGGTAACATATCAGGTAATGGTTATAATATAACTAACATTAATGGTGCTAATGTAAGTAGTCAAGTAAACAACGCAGTTGTTGCCGGTACAGTTTATACTGCGGCACAACCAAACATTACATCGGTAGGCACATTAACAAGTCTAGCAATAACAGGCAACGTAAGTGCAGGTAATGCAAACTTAGGTAATAGCGTAGTTGCTAACTTCTTTACTGGTACGTTATACGGTGCGGCAAATAGTGCAACACTAGCAGGACATGTCACAGATAACAGTCAACCAAATATTACAAGTGTTGGTTCATTAACATCATTAATTGTTAATGGTAACATTAACGCAGGTAATATTGCAGGTGGTAACTTAGTAAGTGCA